GCGCTGTATGAGTGTGCGCCCTCCTATAAAAACAAAAAAAGCCATTCTGCAAAACTTCCGGTTTCCGGGCCTGTACGCTTGGCTTTTATGATGAGGTCAAGCATCGTTTGCTTGTCAATCGCTCTTTTCATCTTTCAGCGTCTCCAATCTCTTCCCCTGTCTGTCCTTCGCCACTGGGGTTATAGGGCGACCACAATTGGGGCAGTAGTGCATATTTCCAGATACATCAATAGGCCCTTCAAAAGGTCCATAAAACTGAACCTCTCCAATTGCTAACCCTGCGTCTTTACAAGCTTCGCACCCCGGCCACACCCGCTCTACCTGCTCCCGGCTGACGGGGCGGAGGGCTTTCAGCGCCTTTACAGACCATCGAACGGCCTCCATACATTCAGGGCTTGCCTTCCGGCCTATCCCCTCCAAATATTTCAGGCAGTCCTCTCGGTTTTTAATCGCTTCTTCCAGCGTCATCCCATCCCCTCCAGCATCTCCATCTCCTCCGCGCTCAGAATCTGCGCGCGGGCGTTCCAGGCGAGGCGGGCGGAAGCTTCTGCCCACTTCTTTTTTAATGCCCACCGTCTCAGTTCCATCCAGCAATCCCGGCATTTAATTGACGCCAAATATCCCATATCCCCAGACGGGACTCCGCGCTTTTCAAAGCAAACCATGCCGGCTTTTCCGCCACACATACACGGTATCAGCACCCCCCGCATCCGTCAGCCTCTTGGCCGCCTCTTTATTGCCTAGCAGGGCTAATTTGATATCATCCATGTATAATTCCCCTCTCTATGTCCGCTATGGCCCGAAAGATCGGATAAAACTGCTGGGGCACTACGGCGTTTCCGAGGCATTTAAGTCGGTCCACCCGAGAGGGAACCCCATAAGATATTCTACCCACGTCGGGTTCAGCTGGCCACCAACCTCCGTTTGCAACTGATGCTTCCTGTTTTTCCGGTAATCCTTGCATCCCCTGTTCTTCCAGTCCGTTGCAATCGGCGTTGGCCACATCTTTACCATCCCGCTCAAATTTGGTTCGCCTCGGCTGTTGTGATAAAATTCCCTGTTTGCCGAATCTGACGCAATCGGAGTTTTCCAGAGAATTGGGTCTCCATCCTTTCCCGTTATGTTTTTCTTCCAGCGTTCTACACCCGATAATTGCGCATCTGTCCCTCCTGTGCGGGGCATCAACGGCACAAGCCGGAATAATAAACGCTTGGACGGCGTAATCCTCGCTTTCCAGGTCAGCGCACACCTGGTCGAGCGCCATATTGACGATCCCAGCAACGTTCTCGCCAACAACCCAAGCGGGCCGGAGTTCCGAGATAACTCTAAGCATTTCAGGCCAGAGGTAACGGTCATCCTCCTTGCCTCTTCGCTTTCCGGCAACGCTGAACGGCTGGCAGGGGAACCCTCCTGAAATAACGTCAACTGTTCGCATTCCTGTCTTTTCATAAAAACTATCTCCCGTCAGTGTTCGTATATCCTGCCAGCGGGGCACATCAGGCCAGTGCTTTTCCAGCACGCGGGTGGGATAATCCGCCCACTCGCACTGTCCGACGGTGGTAAATCCGGCCCACTCGGCGGCAAGGTCAAGTCCCCCGATGCCGGAGAAGAGGGAGAGATGCGCCAGTTTCGTCGCCTCGTGGTCGCCCAGGAGGGCGCGCATCTTATCGTCCATCGTTAGGTTCCTCCTTGCAAGTTTTCCACCGCTCTTTTCTTCTGCACGTCCCGCCGGTCGCATCACAAATGCTCTTGGATGAGCATCGTTCACATGGTCAGCCTTAAAAAATTCTTTCATGTACATCGCGGTGGTCGATATGCTGTATCCGGTGGCCTAGGCTATCGTCTCCGGCCCATAACCGTCCAACGACATAGGCTCCCGGCCTCACGCCACCGGCATTTTTGGCAGCGGCATCCATTCGCCGCTGGGTGTGGTTTGGATTATCCGCTTACTCATGGGCTGACACCCCCTCCTTGGCCGCCTGCATCTCAGCCAGCAGAGCCTCCTGCTCGTAGAGGTAATGCACCTCCATGCCGGTGACCGCCTGCGCCTTCTGGCGGAGCTTTTCAAAGGCATATTCCTCGTCCACGTCTGTCCGCATCCGCTCCAGCTCGTCCGTGTTGTCCTGGAGCGCGGTGAAAAACTTTTGCAGTTGCTTGGGGCCGAAGCCGTAGGCGTCGGCGATGGAGCACACCATCAGCCACATGGCCCGCTGGGTATGGGTATCCGCCTGTACCTGCACCGTGGCGTCCCGGGCGGCCTGCTCCAGCCCCTTCCGGACGGCCGCCTTGTGGGCCAGCACCTGGGCATAGGTCGCGCCCCGGGGCTTACCCGGTCCGGGGCGGTGGTGTGTTTTCTTATTCTTCGCCATTTGGGTCCTCCTGCCTTTCCCAGTCCATACTCTCAGGGAGCTGCGGGCATCGCATCCAGATCGTCACGGTCGGCGATAGCGGGAAGGCCATGGCCGCGTGCTCCCACTGCTCCTCCTCAGCGTTCCACCAGTACAGGCTCCCGCCGTGGCTCATGGGGCCCGTGATACACCAGTACAGGCCGCTCTCCTGAGGCTGCTCCGGCCACCAGTGCCAGGGGCCTTCGTCACCGCCGCTGCCCAGCGCAGTTTTCCGGGCCTGCTCCTCCAGACGGCAGCGCGCGTCCTTCAAGGCATCCTCCGCGATTTTCTGCTTTTCCTCGGCCCGTGCTTTCGCCTCCCTGGCCCTGTCCAGCTTGGCCTGCATCTCGGCCACCGTCTGCGCCCTGGCCTCCTCCCGGGCCTTATCAATGGCATCTTGATCCACAACGGTCTCCACGGCCACATCCACCGGCTTTTCTTGGAGCATACGCAGCTTCTCCTCCAGGGCCCGCGCCCGGCTGTCGGCTAAATCCGCCTCAGCCCGGGCCGCTTCCAGGCATCCCTTCGCTGCGACCATATCCTGTTCCATTTTGGCCCGGGCCTGTTCGGCAACTGCCGCGTCAGCCTTGGCCTGCTCGGCGGCCTTCTGCGCCTCGTCCCGGCCTTTCAGCGCCTGTCTCAGCTGGCGGGCGCTCATGTCGATGACATTGTGCTCCGTCTCAAACTGCTCCCGCTCCTCTGGCGGCAGGGCTAGGAGCATCAGCGCCTTGGAGGCACCCAAATCCGCCAACGTATTCGGATTTGACCATTCACGAGCCAGTCTCATAAACTTCTGAGCCGTTCTCTCCGGCAGTTCTGCCTGCTCATTGAGCCAGGGCAGCCACTCCCCGTGGGGGAGCAGCTCTTTAGCTTCGATCAGGCACCGGCCGATGGTGAGGATGGCCTCGCCGCCTCTGCGTTTGGCCTCCAGGATATCCCCGGTGATGGCCTCAATGGTACGCTCCCCCTGAGGCCGGACAGCCTGCTGGAAAGCCTGGGTGATATCAAACCGGCTCATTCGCCCGCCCCCTCTTCCAGGAACTCTGCCACGAAGGCCCGGTAATCCTGGGCCGCCGCGGAACGGGGCGACCAGCTCACCACCGGCTCCCCCGTCCAGGTGGACTCGTCCACCTTGGGGCTGCGCCGGATGTGGCTGGCAAAG